TTGTGCTGCTGTGGCAAATGCGCCTGTTGCTTGTGTAGCTGCTGTTCCTAGACCAAGGTTAGTACGGGATGTTCCTGCATTGGCTACGTCAGAGAGGTTGTTAGAGCCGAGCATGTCACCACCTCCTGGGATAGATTCCCACGCAGCGTCTGTGCCGTCTGTACCAAGGAACTTACCGTTGTTGCCTGTTTGGTCTGGGAGACTTTCACCACTACCGATAGTGCCATCAGCGATAGCGTCTTTAATGAAACGGTAAACAGCTGGTTTGCTTGTACCACCTACTCCGTTACCTGCGCTTTTCTTCTGAACCTCATCCCATAGTTTAGCAAGGTCTTCTTTTAGGTCTTTTACAGCTGATTGTTCTAGTTTATCGTCACCATTAAGTAGCTCTAGTGCATCTCGTACCGCTACGCCGTCTGTGGTGATTTCTGTCTGCACCATTGCCTCGAAGTCTGGAAGCTCAATTAGTTCCATTGCCATCTTTGCAGCTCGTGCAATTTCTTCTTCTGTGACAATCCCGTTATCACCGCTACGGATATTAGCCAGTGCCGCTTGTACCTGTGTCTCAAACTGTGAACCTTTAAGAGCTAACTTGTCGTCCATTCCTGCCATCTTGCTATCAAACCCTGCAATAGCGGTATTTACCGCGTCAGTAAGCATTTTAGTAGCTTCTGTGCGTCCTACAAAGTCTTTACCTTCTACTGGGGATTTTCCGTCAAGCCGCCCGTCTTTAATTGCTTGTTCAATTACTTTCACTTGACTAAGAACAACAACAACCATCTCTGCAAGTTCGTTGGGAGAAACGTCTTTAACCAAGTCTGGGTTTGATAGAGAAAGGTTAAGTTTTCTTAGTGTGTTGGGGTTGATTTTTGGCATGAGGGGATAAGTGCTATTGCATATATTATACCATTATTGTAGGGTGTAGGTATGAATTTAACACAATCGTTACTACTACTTATTGCGTGTATCTTATTTCCACCTCTCTTTGGTATTTTGTTGATAGTTTTTCTTGGTCTTTGTGCTGTCGCTTTTTGGCCAACACCTAAGCCTAAGACAGACATTAAGCAGATGTTCTAACCTGTGTATAAGTTACTACTATTATACTATTGATTAGCTTTAGCCGCCTGATACTCTGCCCGGAGTTGTGGGGATGTTTTGATGTTCTTGGGGTCAAAAACATTGTATATACTAATTTCGTTTACCCTGTCGTCTATACCGACAAACCCCTGCCTTTCAAGGTCTTCAATAGTTTTTACATTAGTATAACTATTATTATCATTTAGCCTGTCTCGTGTTTTCCTAAACTGTTCCATTGTTGCAAACTTACCCGGAACGTACGCCTCTACCACTTTGCCTTTCGGGGCAATCTCTGATGCTTTGTCTGCAGTGTCGTAGAAATAAACACCCTTACCTAGCTGTCCCGAGTTGGAGGCTTTAAATGTTTCAAAATCCACATTGGTTCCGTGAAATAATTGTTTACCCTGCCCCTTCACAAACTCATCCTCCGTCAGTCCTTTAGCGACGGCTTCTTTGGCTGAGGTAGTTTGAGTCGTTGCGGACTTACCGAAAGACGGTAAAGTTTCCGAGAATTTAGCGTCATCTAATATCTTTGCAGCTTCATTAGAAAGCGCAACATCACCAGATGCTTTATTCTGTAGATTTAATTTATCTGCTACGTCCTGCATATCTGATTTAACTTTTGCTATATCATCTGCTGACCCTTTTAGAGAACCATTCACCATGTCTGTATAATCTCTCATAATAATAAGGTCTGCGTCAGTTGTTCCTTTCGGAATACCCTCGGCTTTAATACTCATTCCCATAGGGATATCAAAACCTGCACCCTTAGTTGGTACATCTTCCATACCAAACATCTGGCGCAGTGCACGTTGCTGATCGTCTACATTTGCTTTCCCCGCTCCCAGCACGTTACCAATTACGTCTTGTATACTTGCACCAATGTTTGCCCGTAACCCTGTTTCTGGGATTGTGTCTGGGTAGTAGTCACGTAGTTTGTTACCAAAGTAGTACAATTCGTCAGCCCTTGCACCTTCATAGCCTAGAGTACGTGATAGCTCATCCATAGAGTTGTATAGATTTGCGTAGTCTTTAGCAAATTGAGATTCACCAAACATCTTTCGCAGTCCTGCTTCTGCTAATTGTGTACCTTCTTGTCCTGCTAGTGACTGAAACCGTGAGTCTTTTACTAATGAGCCTTCCAGGTCTTCTGTAAAGTTACTTAATTTTCTATACTGTGAATTCAGCTCTCTCATCTCTGGTGCAACATTGTCTAGCTGCTTTCCATAGATATCACGGAATACTTTAAATAGGTTTACAGTTCGCGTTTCTCCGTCTGCTACTTGTACTTTTACAAAGATGTCATCAACCTTGTCAATAACTCGTGACTGTCGTTGTAATCGAGAAAACAACTGATCCATTTGGTGAACTTGTTTTGGAGATAGGTTAGTATCTTGTGTAGCAAGGTCGTATAGTTTTTTGACTACCGTTTGCTGTTCAGGTGTAATAGACTTATTACCAAATCGTAGCTCGCCACCTGTCATAGCAGTAATGTCATTCTGTCGAAGAACGTCACGCATAGCTCTTTGTGCAGGGTTCATGTCAATAACACTATCTCGACCTAGTGAGTCGGATAGTTCGCCAATTTGTTGACCTACTGTTCGGCGTTGTTGGTCAATTAGTGAGTATTGTTGTACTGCTGCATCCTCAGACACTTTAGTAGGTCGTACTCCTGGTCGTGCAGTTGCTGGAGTTTCTGCAATCTCTAGCATTTCTCTCATTGCCGCTTGGGTTTGAGGTGAACCATTTGTAAACAGGTCAATAGTCACATCATCAACCTCTGTCTTGATAGCTTCCCGTACATTAGGCGGTGCTGACGCAAGTCGGTCTGCCCGAGTCGCTTGGTCACGCACTGAGTTACCTAATCGTTCACCAGTCCGGCTTACTCGATCAAAGATATCTTCTACAGTTTGACCGACTATGTTTCCGCCTCCTACTGGAGTTTGTGGGGTACTTTGTGCTGTAGGTGCTCCCAGTTCTGGTACTGCACCTGTTGGTTGTGTAGGCGCTGCCCCTTGTGCTGCTCCTTGAGGAATATCAAATCCTGCACCTAGTCGTTCTACACCGTCTGTAGCAGGTCGCTGGAATAACCGACCTAGGCCTTTCAGAACTGGTGGTGCAACTGCCCCTATACCTGTAGCTAAACCTGGAGTAAGTACTTCTGCTGTTGTCTTTTGCTCCACTAAGTCATCACCTACATCATAAGCGTAACCAAGCGCTGCTCCTGCTGCGATTTGGGCTGGAAGTGACACTGGCGCAATGAGAGGTGAAGCTATAGTAGCACCAGCTTGTAAAGCAGCCCCTCCAAGTTGTGCCCTTGTAGGTTGTGCAATATTTTCACGGTTTACTTCTAAATCCGAAACACCACTGATGGCGTTGGCTTCAGAGGCGTTTTCTGGAGTCAATAAACGAGAACCTAAACGAGTTCTAATCATCGCATCACCAAATGTTTGTGTTGCTTTATCTAGTCCTAGTACACTGTTTGTCTTTTCTACTAATGTCCGCCGTTTTGGTGAGGGCGCGTTATCAGACTCTACACTTTTTATAGTAGCTTCTTCTGCATCTACACCACTTTGTTTACCAATAGACTTTGCCCCTAAATGTCGAAAAACCTCATCTGTTGAGTAGCCTTTAGAAAAGAGTTGTTGGGCTTGTTGTTTTTGCTGATCGTTTAGTGACATATAATTATTGTGTACCTTGTAATTGTTGTAGCTCGACGTATGCTTCCCATCCTAGATTTTTGATAGCAGCTTGCTCATCTCGTGCCGCTTCGACTCCCATTTGCATTTCTGTCATATGGTAAAGCACTTCGTTATCTGGAATAGAGAATCCAGTTAGCTTATTTGTTTCTGGATCACGTACTGCTGCGCTCTGTAAGGCACTTGATGAATCAAATGCTAGTCCGATTTCAACCTCTGTAATAGGAGTTAGGCGTACACGTTCGTTAATGTTGATGAGTGCTTCAAACCCTTCTTCTGTAAGAATTTGGTTCATATCAGCAAGGAAAATCTTTTTATCCCGTCTTGCTTGTACTCCTGATGCAAGACCAATCGAAGGAACTTCATTATTAGTTGGGTCTGTAAAAAAGTCTGCTGCTGAGGTTGTTGTATCTTCTAGTCCCAGTAAACCTGTGATAAACGGACTTTGTAGCTCCCCTGATGCTGTTTTTAAGCCTGTAATGTTCGCCATGGCCTTTGAGATTCTATCAGATGAGGTTTGTAGACGTTCAATTTCCTTACTTGCTGCCATATCCTGAACCACCTTTTCTTCTGCTTTAATAGGAGCGCTTGGGTCGTACCCGAGTTTCTCAATTGCAGATGGATCACCCGATAGTGCTAGCTCAAATTCCTTCTGTTTAATACCTAACATAGAGTTAGCAGTAGATGCGTTTGATGATGCAATCTGTGCATTTTTTGCCATGCGATCAAGCATAACTTCTTCTCTTGCTCCACGAGCTACAATTCCTTGTGCTGTTGCTAGCCGCTGCTCATCTGTAGCGTTAGGGTCAGTCATTTTCTGTATGTCTGCTTCTGTGGCAGAACCTGATACCATTGCAGCGTCAACTGTGCCCTGTACACGTTGGATTACTGCTTGGTCTTCTTCATATTTCCGTCTATCAGACTCTAATAGCTGTGAGGTTTGCCCATCAACTACACCTTGCAGTGAGTTAATCTGGTTGATTAGGTTTGAGTTACGTAGAGTACGGTCTTGATACGCTGTCTGTACAGCCTGTGACACTAGTGCTGATGCAGTCTCGATGTTTCCTTGGATAATTGCTGCTCTAGCTGCTGTCCCTGCCCGTCGTACTGCGTTCTCTCGTTGCTCTTGTGTTACTTCACGACCTGCCTGTCCTGCTGTTTGCCCAGCTGCACCTTGTATTCGGGTCTGAGTTAGTTCACTCCCTGTGTCTATGTCAGATAGTTGTAGCTGCAAGTCCTGTAGGGTCTTCATGTTTTGGGGAATACCAAACTGCTCCTGCTGTGAGCTAAATAGCTCTGATAGTGTTCCTTCCCCTGCAATTTGTGCCTGTTGGTCACGAAGTGCCTTAAGATCGGCTGCCTCTTGCGTTTGTGCCGCTATAATATTTTGTGTATTTTCTCCAACACCCTTTACCATGTTGTCATTCACTGGTGTAGTTTCTGCTACTTGTGGCTGCGGTACAGTAACTTGCGACACAGGCTGTGATAGCTGGTCTGCGGTTACAGATGTAGGGTTAGCGTCACGTTCTGCACGGTTAGCTGCAATCCGTTCTGCGGCTGCTTTTCCCTCTGGTGTTATTGTTGGTCGTTGGGTAGTAGGAGGCATGATGATTTATATAATTATACCACGACTAACCAATGTTGGTTTTGGCTTGGCCGTCACTGATAAGGTCGCGGATTTCTAGTTCACCTAGCATTTCCACTTTGTATTGAATCCAAGGGTTAACTTCGTCGCTTCCCCATTGGTCGTACTCCTTTGCTTCGTCGTACTGTTTAGCAAACTTATGAAAGTTGGTAATTCTTGCTGTTCCTGTTTGAGCTGCTGTCCCTATTTCAGTGTCTAGCGTTAGAGAGGTAACTGTCGCACTTGAATTTACCGCTGTAACGTGTGCAACTGCGCCGTGTAGTGCCCCGTCAATGATAGTCACTTCATCACCAACAGATACGCTTATTGTGTCTGTAGTGTTAATAGTGTTTGCATTTGCAAGCGTTACAGTTGCAAACTGGTCAGCTTTCTTTGTTGTTCGGTACTTGACGTTAATTGTCCCGTTATTAGTCGCTTTAATAAACAAGTTTTTGTATGAGTCTTGTACTACACCCGATAGAATCTCTGGAGTAATAAAGTGGCCGTACTTGCTGTTCGTTTCCATAAACAAGCCAGCCGTTGTGTTGTTAATCTCTGCACCTGCCATAAGGAACGTGTAAGGGGAATCAACAATCATTAGTGGGCCAGTAAAGTTATGCAGTTCTGAGCCGTTATTGGTTGCTGCATTAGCGAATGTAAAACGGTGGTGTAGCTGGCGAGTGTCAGAGTTGTATTCCCATACTCCTGATGCAGTCTTCTTCGCCATTGGGTCTTGCAAATTATCAGCTATATTGTCTGTTTCAGTGTTGATGTTAATAAACAAAGAACCGTTGTCTGCTCTCATGCCTTTGGGGTGTACAGGTCGTTGGGTGTTGTCATTGTCGATGTTACCGATACCCATACCATCTAGTACTGAGGATGTAGCTGCAAACGGTAGTCGTTGAATAGTTTTGAACCCTGCGCCAGTAAATACCTGCAAGTTACCCTTGTCAGTAATAATATAAGGAATGTTATCAATAACTTCCATAGACAGGACAGCCCGTCCGTCAATCTTAAATGCGCGGTTAGCAATAGGTGTACTATTGGCCGACACTTGCCCGATAAAGATTTCATACACGTATGCTGAATCTGAACTGGTTGTATATGTCCCAGCCCAGATAGCGTCTACACCTGACGTTAAACATGTGGCTACTTGGTCTGTTGCTAGTGTAATAGTGCTGTGCCCTGCTTCTGTATTGGCGTAGTGTACTAGGTTTCCATTAGTAACGAACAGTGTTTCTAACCCTCCTTTGTGTACGTGCATCGTATGAGGTACACCTGCGGTGAGTGATGGGCCTGTTTCCCCTCCTAGTGTTACTGTAGTCCACCAATCGGGATCATCTGTAGAGCCATTCCATGAAAGAATATCCTGTGACCTAGACATTAAAAGTAGGTCGTTGAATACCACAGCGTCAGACTCTTCACCAAGGTTGCCAGCGTTAAAGATACCTGCAAAAGCATCGTTAATATCCTCCCAATTAGTAGCATCTGTTGGGTCTAGTGTAGTTGGGCACACAGATACATAGCCGGTAGCTACAGCGTAGTAGTATGTCGCTGCTGATGAGCCTTGTCTTTTGTATACAGCTAATGCTTGTAATCGGGAATCGTCTAAGTCTGTTTCATCTAGTACTTTCACCAGCTTGTTACTTGGTTTAATCTTTCCAAATGGGTTGTTAATGTCGATAGAGAAAGACTCTAGGATTTGTCCAGTAGTTTCTGACCTGTCGCTAACTACTATTTGCCCTACGCTGTTTGGAATTCTGAAAGTACCCATATTATGTTGTGTAATAGCCTATTTTATAAGTTGTGCCGTCCGTTCCTTTAATAATCATAGAACCGTCAAACTCTTTAGCTACATCGTAGGTGGCACTTCCAGCCTCGTTTACTGACTTTAAAACACCTGATGTATTCCCGACAGATACTCGTGCTAGAAACTCATCAATACCAATAGAAGCTACGTATGGTTTTACTATTCGGCGTTTAGCTTCTTCAATGAAGGGTACGTCTAATACCTTAGTCAAAGCCTCTAGTTGCGCTTTCATTGTATTGAACTCGTTTAGTTGCTGTGGTGACATATTATTTAGTTTCGTTTACCCACGTTGTGCTTGGTTTAGCTTCATTAGTCCACTGGGTTGGTGATGTCCCTATCCCTGTTTGAGTAAATGTCTCGGTTGTTGTTGTGGTTAAATTGTTTTGTGTTGTGGCTTCTGCAAATGTTGGCTGCGTAAAATCGGAACTGTTTGTAGTCACTAAAGTATTTGCTACTGCCGCATCAGAAGGGCTTACCAGTACCAAAAATTGAGCGGCATGGAGTGTTATTGCCCCTAATGATGCTACTGCTGAATATTCACTTAACTCTGCGGCAGTTGCCTGTACCCCATATGCAAATGATGACCTTGGTGACAAACTACTACTACCTCTGAGGTCGTATAATTCGGTAAATGTAATTCCTGATGCGACAGTATTGTAGGAACCTATACCGTTTACACTGTTTCCGTAAAAGGCGGATTGAAATATAACAATAGAATTGTCGGCATTAGGTGTGTAGGGAGTGAGAGACCCACTAAGTGTAAGGCTAGAAGAAGAAACGTTCGTAGTATCTGTCACTCCTACCGGGGATAGCGGTGATGGTACAGTGCCTAGACAACGTAATAATGAACCCCTTGTAATAAAAAAGGTTGAACCAGTTTTAGTAAATGTAAAATCACTTGCAGCGACATCCCCTGCTTCTGCGAACTTGTATTGTATGGACAAAGCTAAACGACTAAAGTAACGGTTTGTTGCCACGTCTGTCCAGCCACTTTTTGTGTCCCATACATCGCTGCCAGTTGTGCTATCGTCTGAACCAGAAGAAAGCACCGCAACTAAAAGGTCTCCCACAGCCAATCCGGTTGGTTTTGTTATAGTTACACCTGTCCCTCCACCTGATGCTATTGTTGTACTTGCAACTGATGCCATATCTAGTAGTTAACAGCTCCCCACCCCTCTGCGTTTACTATATGTGTTAAATCTCCACCTACCGGCCCGGCGGTGCTGGCTAAATTAGCACAAACTATAAGAGGTGATGTGCTTGGTGTCCCTGTGTCCATAAATAACACAACCTTGTCTGTAAGTGCTGTGACCGGTGTTTCTGTTGTATCGTCTGTGTGAATCTCTACTCGGTTGTTTACAGTATCGACTGTTACAGTATTACCAGAAACGGCTTGTACAGTCGTACCGCTAGCAATACTAGCTGATACATCACTCCAAAATTGGTGTGTTTCTTTGTTTTGCACGTATCCCGTAGACATGAAAGCCATCTTCAGTGTCCCTGTAGGTGCAGCTCCAACTCCCGTTACCGCGCTTAGTCCTTGCTCTAATCCTTTTGAATAAAATCCTGCCATATTTGTTATCGTTTACCCCTGCTACGTCTTGTAAATGTAGATGGGATGGTTGCTTTTAATCTTCGTGGTGTGTCTCTGTCCATTTTTGATGCCATATCTTTAATACGTGCTTCAAATACAGCTAATTCATTTCTTACAGCTACCCTTGCAGTGTCCGCAGAGCCAATCATTAGTCTATCTGCTGCATACATAGCAATGTACTCCTCATCAATGGGAGAAACGCCTGTAGGGCCTGTGAGAGCGTCTACAGAGTACCGTGGGTGTGCCCGTGAGAACGATAAACGTACAGTTGCTGTCCCTGTTGGGTATAGTCGTAGTGTACGTCCGTCTAGGTCGTAGTACTGTGGTGTACCGTTCCCTGAGTACACGGTTTCTAGTGGCTCTCCTGTTGAGCGTGAGTCTTTTGGGTGTACAGTGAAGTATTTGCCGTCTACTCCTAGTACTTCAACGTGTTCTAGGGCAATTAGTTCGTCTTCTAACTCTGCTTTACCTCCTACAACTAACGCTGTGACACGGTTTAGATCGCCTTGGTTGCGTGAATCCCACTGCCACGTACCACTCGATGTGATTCGTAGGTAAGAATAGTTGTCTACACCAAAGTTTAACGCTCGGATAACCTTTGCGTCACTTACATTGTCTAGGCCAGTAAGGTCTTTGACGTAATCTATGAGTGTTTGTACTGTGTTGTTTTGCATAATGGCCGTTTGGCTGGAGCGAGGAACCAAATACAGGTTAGTTCCTCACGCCAACCTTGTGGTTAGCGACTAGTGAGACTAGTTTACCTTTACTGCGAGTACTCGTAACTTCATTCCTGTCCAGATAACTGCGTTGTAGAACTGTTCCATGTAGAGTTCGACTCCAGCTTTTCCTGATACAGACTTTTCTTCGTAGTCCATTCCTGCTGTTGGAAGGTATAGGTTGATTGAACCCATGTCCCCAAATACTAGGAAACGTGTTGGTGCTGCAAATACGTCTGATCCGTTTGTAAGAGTTTCTGCTAGCTTTACAACACCCTTTGTAGTGATTGTAATTTCATCATCTCCTGCTGAGTGAGTAGCTACTACACCTAGTCGTGATAGTCGTGCTTGGTCTTCGTTTGATGCTGCTGATGCTCCTGTGTTTGTTCCTTCTGCTACTGCTGTTGCTCCGTTTGAGTTCAACCATGCTGTGTAGTTTGCTGCTGTAGCGTCTACAGATGCAGTGATGTGGATTTCACTTGCTGCTCCTGTTAGTGATGCTACGAATGTTGCTGTAACTCCTGCAACTGAGATAGTATCTCCAGCTGTAGGCTGTGTAGCGATTCCTAGTACAACTTCTTGTGTGATGTTGTTTGACTGGAATACTTTAACTCCTGAGAAAGTTGTTCCTAGTGAAGTAACACTTGATGGGATACCTGCTCGGATAACTTCATCCATTACCATGTTCCCTGTAGTCTGTAGGTACTGTCGTAGATCATTTGCTTCGTATGAAGAAACTACCATGAACTTTTGATCGTAACTGTTTTCTAGTTCGATTTCTTGTAGAGAAGTGTTGATGATGTCATCAATTACTGTACTACTTGATGTCCATGCTGCTGCTGCTCCGTCTACTCCACCGTCTCCTAGTACTGCAACACCTGCTGTTGTTACTGGTAGGTTTAGGACGAACCCGTCGATAACTTGTGAAATTCCTTTCCCCATGTTCATTCCTCGATCTCCTAGTAGTCCGAAGTCAACTGATTTCCAGTCGTATGAATCTACATGCTCTGATGCAGATGCTCGTCGGTTAACTTGTAGGCTGTCAGCGTCAGCTGAGTATGTTCCTACTGCGTATGCTGCTCCTGATACTGCTCCGTCACTTACTACTGGTGTAGATGTGTACGGGTTGTATACAGTTCCCATTTTGTCTGTATCAGTTTTACCAACTACGTTGGCTACGTTTACTGAGTATAGGTTCTCTTGTGCTGATGCGATTGTAAATTTCTTTCGTGCGTCTTGTGTTGTGCTCATAACTTGTTGTTAAGTTGTGAGGCCGTTCCCTGTATCTATCCTCGTCCTGATAGTCTTTTTAATATTTTAGCTGTAAGAGCTGGATTGCCGTCTGGTAGTACACCTGACTGCTCAAACTTCTTTACTGCTACTGCTACTTCGTCTTGTGTCGTATTCGCTCGGTTGTTACTACGTGGTGTAGCATCAACTGATGTACGTGCCTTTTCATTAGCTTTCATTCTGTCGATAACAATTGGGTCACTGAGTGCCTCAATTGGTGAGATGCCTTCTGCTTTTGCAAACCGTAGAACATAGTTCTGGTCGTCTGCTTCCATTACCCCTCGGGTTTCAAGCCGTGACAGTACTGCGTCATCTGTTGCTGGTGCTTCTTTCTTGGGTGCATCCTTTGCTTTCTTCTTTGACTTCTCGATTGCTCGTTCAGCCTTTAGTGCTCGTGCTTCCCAATCTACTGTAGTTTCTTCCTCTGATTCCTCCGTCGGTTCCTCAGTGGTTTCTTCTACAACTTCTTCTACTACTTCGTCCTCGTTTGATTCGTAATTTGTTGTTTCCATACGCTTGGAATTAGAAAGTATGTTTAGTTTCCCCTAGCTGGGACGTTATGTATATTATACCACATTGCTGCGGGGCTACCTGCTACGATTTAGCGGCAGGGTTTGGCTTGCCGCCAGTCTTTGCTGCTATAGTCTTCATTCTGTTCCACCTATCCTGCACTTTCATCTCTGCTAGTGCGCTACCACGAGTAATTTCACCAAGTTCTTTGTCTGACTTAGCTATGATAATCTCGTGGCTAAGCGCATCCTCTTTTTGTAGAAATACCTTTTCGATAAGTGCTACATACTGCTCTTCTCCCATTAGTTGTGTTGCCACCTTCTTCTCTGCATCTGTAAATGTCTGTGCCATATCCTGTATATATTATTGGTTAAACCTGCGCCATCGCAGCTGCTGCCCCTTGTTCCTGTGATGCTTCTAGTTGCTTTGTCTCTGGGTTGCCTTGCTCTCCTTGAATAGAAGCGTCAGCGTATAGCTCTAGTTCTTCTTTAGTGATGTTCAGTCCTTCCATTACCTTGCCTACAACTGCATTGAATCGTGGGTCGTTAGGTGTGAGTACCTGTAAGAGACTGTAGTAACTCTCAAAGATAGTAGCCTTGTCTCGTTGTTCGTCTGTTGTGTGTACTCGGACAAATTTACCTGCATCTTTGATAAACTCTTTGATACCTGTGATAGTTCGCTTTGAGCCTTCTTTTCTCATCTTGCCTTGCATTTGCTCTCGTAGCATCTGTACAGTTTCAGGGTCTACTACTCGTCCTTCTAGTGACGCTCGTACTAGTTCGTCTGATATCTTTTCCTCTACCACTACTTCATCAATTAGCTGTAGTTCTTGTGCGCTGAATGTTGCGTAGATTTCATCTGATGATGCTGCTTTCTTTAGTGCGTCTGGTAGTACCCAATCCTCGATAATCTCTTTGTAGAAGAATCCCATTTCCTCTCGATACTGTTGGAATGTTGCATCTCCGTTTACTGACTGTAGGTACTGTGCCTTAAACGGTACGTTTGATTTCGCTTCTGCGCCTGAGTTAGATTGGAAGTATGATGTCAGCTCTCGTGTGTTCTCCTTCATCTCTGCTCGCATACCTTGGTATACAGGTGTTCCAGTTGGCATTTGGTTTAGCTCTGATAGCATCTTGCCTTGCCCTACTCGTAGTACTGTCCCATGGTCTACACCTTCATCAAAGATGTTAGCTAGAATGTCAGGGTCATCTGTTACATATAGCTTCTTGCCCGCAATAGCAATCATTCTAATCTCCTCTGTCTTGGTGAAGTTCCACCACTTCTGCGGTTCAAACAATACTTCTGGTACTGACTCACCTAGTCCTCGCCCTGTCATTGGGTTACGAGCAATGTACTTTCGTAGTGGCATTGTCTCTGCTTCTGCATAGAATACTAGACCGTTCTCTTCTGCTTTGCCTTGGTCGTCTTTGTCGTTCCAGTCTGCACCACAAGCGATAACACGAATGTATTTGAACTCGTAGTCGTCTTCTTCGTCATACTCATACACTGTACCGTCCCGTCGTGCCTGTGCTTCTTTAAGAAAAGCTACACTCATGTCACCTTCTACTAGGAATACTTCTACTAGGTGTCCTGTAGAATCTGCATCGTCGTCACTAGCCTCTGTACCGATGTTCTGCCCTCGGTGTGTCTCTGCTCCACGGATAGCTTCTTTAGTGTTCTTCCATGCTTTCATCGCCATCAACTCAGACGGTGACATATACATACGTTTGATTGTAGGCGCTGACATGATGTCTGCTTGGTCTGTGATGAGCTGCTCCCACTTATCTACCACAACTTCCTCTCCTTCCTTACAAGCGTGCACACCTCCAAACTTAGCTCGTACAAATGATGTACGGTTCATGAACTGACCGAACTTGATATCCTCCATGTGATTAGCCAGGGCTTTGGTAGCAATCATAGATGAGATACGTGCCTTTCGTGAACTGTTCACCGGCGGTACTTCAATGTGCTTAGTGTCGAAGTCTGTTGACCGTGCTTCTAGTAACGTGGGTGCCTTGTGGATATTATCAAAAGGAAAAGCACCAATAACGTCATCAAATGCGTCATCTTCTTCATAGGTGTCTGACCAGTAGGAGTTAATCTTTTCAATGTGGTCGTACTGGTTCCAATCTCCTAGTCCTGGTACTGGGATAGTTTTGGTCTCGTAAGTATTCCGTTGCTCACGGATGTAGCTATAGATGTTAGACATAATTCATATTATTATACCATGCACAACTAACAACTGTGGATAGCTAGCCTCTAGCACCACCTTTCTTTCCTCTCATATTACTATAGAAGTCTGTCACTTTACTGGAGTGTGCTGCCTGGTCTTTCATTTGCCAAGAAATACAACAAGAAACCATGAGATCGAAATGTCTCGTTGCAAGCCCTACTGTGTTGTCTACTAGGTCATTGTTACTAAAGGCTTTCATCTCTTTTAGTATGCGCTCATCTAGTATCTTAATCAGTCCGTTGTTAAAGTCACGCCTAAAGTCCATAAGCATAGTCGTCCTAGTCTTGCTGTTTGTTTCCCAACCTAGCTTCTTAGTCAGCACGTTACCTACGTTGTCTTTAATTTCCTTCTGGTACATAGCTGGATAGTGCAGGTCTTTCACTGTAGTTGTTACGGTACCTCCACACTCGTTGTTGCTTTCCCATGCCCAAATACAGTTACCAAACTCTGAGCCTAAGCGTGCATACTCATGTGCAGCAAGGTCTGGTGCGAGCATGTTATCTGCGTGGGTAGCTACTACCTCACCTGTCTTAAAGTTGAACAGCGTTGCTGTGTTTGCATCCTTTCCGATACCCATAGAGTGGTCGCTACCAAGTCCGTACCATTGGTCTGACTGATAGGTACTCCAATACCAAATGTTACCTGCCTTGTGTGTTGGTGGCCTTGCCACGTTCTGTAGTTGAAAGTTGATTAGCTCAGTGTCATAGAACTTGTTGAGTGAACGTGACGGGTCACACATAAACTCACCATACCAGTCAAGAGAGTCTTGGTATCGTTCCTGCAAGTCCTCGAATGAGAACCTTGACCACAGGGCTGTGGCTTCTGTGAGACACTCTACACCCTCTGCATCCCTTCCATAGCTAACCTTCTCTGCAATAGGCATAATTCGTACTCGTACTGACTTTTTGTCCATCAACCACTGGATGTTTGCATCCTCTGATATGTAGTTACAGTTTACTATGTAGCTAGAACCGCGTGCTCTACCATCAATAGCTTCCTGTGCTCGCTTCTTGATAGCCTCAGTCTTTACTTGTGAGGTAACAGACGTTGAGTCCTCAATGTCCTCGAATATCTGCCAGTCTGGTCGGTATGCGTCCTGCAAGTTTCCACGTTGGTCTTGTCCAATAGTCCCACTCTTTACCTTCACCTGATACCTTGTAGTAAAGCTACCCTGGCGTTCTTCACGCTTAATCTTACCGTCATCAACAAAGAGGTCACCATAGATAGGAATGACCTCAATCATCATGTTATAGACGTCAGTGACGATCTGTACTGCGTTGCTTAGTTCCTTAGACAGTACTTTGATGTACTTCCGGTAGTGTGACGTATCGTTTAGGATAACAAACGTAATGAACAGTTTAACCAGGGCAGTTTTAGCTGCGTCTCGGTGTGCTGCCTCCAGTACGTTAGCGTCCCCACGGTATGAGTCTATGTAATCTAATACAATATCATCATGGTACGGAGCTGATACATCTGTAAAGTATCGAGTGTAGCAAGTGCGGGAGAAGTATTTAAACTTCTTTAGTATCACTGCGTTACTGTCTTCTAGTGTAAAGCTAAACAGTGCCAACTTCTCGGCTGGTGTGCCACTGGTTGCTATTTGTTTTAGGTATTCTTTGCTTTCCATTCTAATAGTCCAGCTGCTTTGGCTTCAAAGGTCTTAATGTTTGCTTGTGTTTCCTTTAGCTTCTTTAGTGACTCGTCGAACTCTGGGTAGCTAGTTCCTTTCTCTTTTGCTGCCTCGTGGTCTTGTTCCCGTGATACCAGTAGGATAGTTTCGTTGTATAGGTTGCGTCCTAGTCGTTCAATCATATCAGCTAGAAACTTAGCCTCATACTGGTCTTTCTCTACCTCATAGAACACAGCAAAGTCACCGTCTGCTGTAATTTGAATCTGCCCCCCTTCTCCCATTACTACTGTGTCTACAAAAGCGTTAGCTTCTTTGTCTGTCTTTAGTGTTTTTACGTACATACGTTCCTGTATTATTTATTATAGTTAGATTATAACACACGACTACATGTCATTTAGTGCTTTATCTATTGCTTCTTTCTGCTCTGTATTTATCTCAATTGCGCCACCCTCTGCGCCTGTGTGTTCTGTTCTGTCACTAAACTCATCCTTCTCTTTCTTACTTAGCCATTCCTTTGACGAGTTGTAGTCACCCTCTGCCATCTTAGCAATCCAGTTAGCCCTAGCAAGGGTATTTGGTTCATTCTGCCATAACTTGATTTTCAGACGAAGTTCCTCATCTGCATCTATCCATGTCTGTACTGTAGATTGTGGGATACCTCCGTATTCACAAGCCTTTTTTACAGAACAGCCCATCTTAAAATGAGTTGATAATAGTTCGATAGTCTTTTCTTTATTTCTTGCTGAACCTTGTGCCATATATATAGATTATAACACAATGAATATGTTATTTCGTATACCCCATGTCCGAGTCGAACGGACTACCTGTAGATTGGAGAATCGTTACTGAGTGCTGCCGTGCGGCGAGAATAGAATAGAAAATAGAATTGGTGGCACTACAGGTATACCATATGGGGTGTGGCCAACTGGGTTCGCATCGTTGAGAGGCGCAGTTGGTCTTCCTTTACTATAACAAAAGCACCCCGTATTACAAGGTGCTTTATCCACAGTTGGGCTATTATTTATTGGCTTTTTGGTATTGTACTGCAACAACTCCTTCACCACCCGATACCTCTCCCCTACCTTTGGTGTAATGGGTTGGTAGTCTGTGATTAGTTCAACCTCAGTTTCCCTAACAATGACTTCTTCTCCATCAAGTGTTTCTGCTACTGGGATTTCGCAATTATTCTCTAGGATAGTCAAAGTATCTCCAACCAAATAACTGTCATCTCCTTTTGTATCAAGCACACGCACCCTGTCCCCCTTCTTAAACTTTGCCATATCTATTCTCTATCTGATAATACTTTCATTATAACTACTTACTGATAGGGTGCAACCTATTTATCCCCTGTTTTGTTGTATAAGGGCTTTACTACGTTCAGGGCAATCCTTAAATATGTATCTCTTTGCTCCAGTCGTGTTGTGGGCATTGATAAGAGTCTACGCTTCCGTTAAATCCATCTTGTGAACAGGTGCAGGTAGTCATGTTAGTTGGTGGTTTAATTTTCCATGTCCACTTTAGACTTTCTTCTACTGTGTCTTGGTAGTGGTTCATAAGCTATCTAAGTTTAGTTAATGCTTCTTCTATTTCTGTCATAGTCTCACTATACACATCCTATGTGGTAGGTCTAGTGAGTTATCCCCGTATTGTAATTTCAACCCGGGGGTTTTCTTTGTCGTAACTCTTTGTTACATGTATCTCAAATATCTGGTTGTCGTTGTCATAAACGATACCCTCCATTGCGTCTAATAGTATTTTTATATATGCGTCTATGTCCCGCTTTCTTTTATCTCCAAAATACTGCTTTATGTTTAGTTCTACAGGTGTGCTGAGAGGCGCTGTAGTCCATTCTCCTGCTATTTCAGTAGCCAATGCTATCTTTGCTTCTCTATACCGTTTTGATAGGATATTTCTACCTCTTACTATAAAAAACTTTGCGTTAATTGGAACTGGTTTTGTGTAGAGCGTTATAGTCATCATCTATAGTGCGATTCTTATGATTGCTATTTATAACTCTATTGTACGCTATTTGCCGTAGGTTGTCCCTGTATTCTTTACTTAAAGGTGAGTTGGTATTGTGCGCGTCTGCTATTTTGTGACACTTATCGCAAAGCATAATGCCGTTATATATACTACCGCTACTCGTACCGTCAATGTGGTGTAGGGCACACCCTTGGTTACTAGAGCAAAGTACACAGTACGGGTGATCTAGCCACACTCGTAGTTTATCTTCTGGTTTAAATCTGTTAGATAGTTTCATCAGTTATAGAATTTAATGCTTGAGTGTCTCTGCTTGGAAACGACAGCTCGATGTGCCAGTAATGCCCAAATACTAAGTTCAAAGCATCATATGTTTCTGTAACTTGCTCAGCACTTAGTTTTTCTGTAGAAGTTAGACCAAAGGCTTTTTCTATGTACGGTTTTACAAATGTTTCCTTTAGGTTTGTCGTGTTTGGTTTGATCTCTAGCTTTTCAATTACTTTTACCATGTCTTGCAGGGTAAGACCTCGGTTATTAGCAACGTGCGCCACCTGCGACAAGTATAAATGTAAAGCCCCTCTCATTGCTTTAGACTCTGCTACTGTGGTTTGTTGCTTGTCCATAGGGTGTTAGTCTATCTATTAAGGTGATGCTGTGTAGGTGTCAGAAGTTTACTCAAAACTAGTATTAGGTAAGTTGCCGTAACAATCTTGGCCTAGAGTAAACCCCCGAATCTACACACCATCTACTCTACAATTACTATACAACTACTCTACAATCGTGTGCAGTATAGAGGAGGCCAGACGGCAATTAAGCTAGCTCCCCCTCTGTAATACACACCATCTATCTACATTCCATACTACCACTATCCCTCTCTATTACAATGGGAGTTGTCCACAGTTAGAAAATAGGAGTTATAGGTTTAGTAAACAACATTTCTACTACTTTTGCGTAGACCCCTAATTTTGTGCGTGAGTATAATACAAAATGTGGAGCGTTATGGTCTGGTTTAACTGTTGCTACATATTTATAGCGTGGAGTAAATTTGTTTTCAGATTCTTTATCACAACTAGTTACACGAATAGCGTAGCCTTTTGGTAATAACGATTCAGCTAATATTTGTATATCTATACCAGCTTCTTTATATATAGCGTTACTTCTATATTCTCGTGATTTATATTTTGTGTCTTTCATATTCTATAACTTAACAAAGTTTTTCGCATTTAGTTGGTAGTTATCCCCTTTTGTTTTTCTAGTATTCTTCCCTGTCTGATCGTAGTTCCTGGACTCTACCTTTATTCTTCTTACTTCGTTGGCTACGTCTTTGATGTCTATGTTGAATTCTGTATTCCAGTCCATATACATCCACTATACCCAATCTTTTCTTTTTTACTAGTCTCTTCTGTTGATAACTA